TTTGCATTGTTAATAATGTTTGCTTTTTATTTATTTCATCTATTGTGCTTCTTAGTTCTATCATGCATTTTAAGCTACTTTGCAGCGTTTCTACGGCATCCAATTTACTTTGTGTTACCTTACCTACCTTTAAACCTTCTTGAGCCTTTAAAAGCAATATTTCTAATTTGTTCTTAGTAACTGTATAATCTAAATCCGTCATTGTTTTAAATCTTCTGAGTAAAGTAATTCATCACCAAGTTTTTTATCTAATGTTTTTATGGTTCTATATATATCTATGCTTTTCCTTTTAACTTCTTCTTTCTCTGCTTTAGTAGAATCTGTTCCTAAGTGTGCATATAAACTACAATCTATTTCAAGTAATTTATCTATTTTATCTTTGTTAGTCCAAGTTTTAAACTCTAAAAACTTTTCTATGTCTTTGTATGTGTATCTCATTGTTTTTGTTTTAATACGTTATTACCACCAATTGTAAAACCAAGTCCACCGTTGTAATTAAAACATAACGGCTTATCTAAAGTTGGGGTTCCTCCAGTTTCTTTGTCTTTAATTTTTTCTACTCTTAATTGTGTCATCATCCAACTTTCAGGTGAATTAATAAACCTATGTATAGAAAGAAAAGAATCGCATCTGTTCGCAAACACCTGTCCACCTTCAACATCTGATTTTCTTGGTGGTTGTATATAACCAGCGTACTCATGATTTGGTGGATAAACTCTTCTTGCTGATTCTGTCATTGGATGTGTCATTACATAAATTGACTTACCTGTAGTATTGCAAAAGTCTCTTATATCATTACATATTAAATAGTTACGCTCATATTGATTAACTCTTCTATCGTGGTTTAATCCTGTGAATGGGTCAAGTGCAAATGAATCGCAATTACTTTCTTTAAATATCTTAAGTAAATCTTTATGGTTATACATTTTTTTATTACTAACAAAAGTAAACCACTGTGAAATTTTATTATTGTATTTATCAATTTCATCTTTACTTAATTCATTTAATTTACATTGTGCATACATTTGAATTAAATCTCTTGTTAATTGACCAGAACTATTTTCACCAGACCAAATACACCACTTAACATTATGTTTAACACTTAAGCATAAAAAATACCATAACATAAAAAAAGTTTTACCAACATTATCTAATCCAACAATTACAGTAAAGCTGCCACGCTTATGAACATACCACTTGTCAAACTCGTTACCAATTTCTAAGCCACGTTTAATTTTACCTTCTTTAAAAGCGTATAAGTATTTTAAGTTATCTTGTTTATTAACTATCATTTTATAAAGGTTGTAGTTAAGTAAGGATCAGTATTATCTTTTCTTATATTATCTTTTCTTAATGCTTTAGCCCTGCTTAAGCCCCCCTTCTTTCCGTTGCTAACATTCCGCTTGTGTTCTACTAATCTTTGTTTATATTGTTCATCTAGCCATTTAATACTAATATTATCATTCTCAATTTTAAATAAATCTGCATCAATTAAAGCGCTCCACTGTTTTGGTATTAATGTTTTTATTTGTTTTCTTGTTACATTACACTCTTTGCTCCAGTAATAGCAGCAAACTTTAATAAACGCTCCTTGAACATCTAAGTCCATAAATGATATTGAGCCTGTAATCCATTGATTAGGATAAAATTTAAACCATGGTAATTCTTTCATATTTCAATTTTATTTTGTTGTAAATCTTTTTTCCATATAAAACAATTATCATATTTAAAACTTGCTTTAATATTTAATTTAACATAATCTTTATTGTAAATGTCTTCAATATACGCTATATTATTATTTTTATTTATTTGAATAAAGACATAAAAATCAGCGTTTAAATGTTTGTTAAGATTATCAATTAAACAATTAAAAGTATAAGTTTTTTCAGACGTTGCTTTTATTTGATAAGTGTAGCCTTTACAATCAGCAAAATCAATTTGTTGATATTCACGATCTTGTAGTTGTTTATGTAGTTCTTCTTTTTCAAAGTTTCTTTTATACCATATTTTAAAAATATCTTCACCTATTTTACCGATAGATTGATTTATTAAATTATTAGGTATTACTATTTTTGATTTATAATTTCTCATAATATATATATTTATTTATTTATTTTTTACAAAAGAGCCGTTAATCATTTTACCTTTTCTCTTATTAATTACATTGTAAGAAGCATTAATACATTCTTCAATAGTGCAATTATTAAAGTAAGCAATACTTGTTAAAACAATTACACAATCACCTATAGCGTCAATTATTTCTTCATCATCATTATTTATAATTGCTTTTGCTAACTCTCCAGCCTCTTCTTGTAATTTTACATATTGTGTTTTAATATCTCCTTTTTTATATATTTCTTTGTTATTAGCCCATTGTCTAATTGTTTCAAATTCATTTTTTAATTTCATAATACTAATTTTGATTTTATATATTTATTGTGTTTATAATTTTTAAGCTCATAGTTATTGTAATTGCCAATTAATTTTGGTAAAATATAATTTTCATTATTATAATATTCTTTAACATTATTTTCATGACATTTATATATATGTGCATCGGCTATGTTTATGCCTAAATCACAAGGTTCTAAACTACATTCATTTGATATAGTTTTTAATAATAGTGCTGCAAATATTATATCATAAGGTAAACCTAAAAATAGGTCTGAGCTTCTAAAACTAATGCTCATATTTAATTTATTATTAACTCTTACAAAATTCATTTGAGTATAACAGCAAGGCAAAGCTTGCTCTTTTAATTCTGTAGGATTCCATAACGAAATTAAAGCTCTCCTTGAATTATTTTTCACTTCATTGATTACGTATTTTATTTGGTCAAATGAATTATTATAATTCCTTAATTGATAACCGTATATTTTACCAAGTTTATTATTCACAGCAAAATCATTCCACCAATTAATATTATTGTCTTGTAAATATTTTAAATCCGTACGACCTTCGTAAATCCATTTAAATTCTGCTAAAGCTTTATCAAAAAATATTTTTTTACCTGTTACAATTGGAAAACCTTTATTTAAATTTATATTAAAAGACTGATTAAATAATTTAAAAGTTTTTTCATTAGTCCTATTGTTACATAATTCACCTTGTAATAAACACCGCATTAATAATTGTTTATAATTTAATTCAAATAAATTATTATCCATTTTGATTCGTATTTAGTTTGTAATTATTTAAAGAACCTATATATGCAACAGCATCAAGCAAATTATCTTCTTTGTGTTTGTTTGACTGCCTTGATAATTTTAATGCTATTAATACATTATAAGCATCTTCAGTTGTTATCTCCTTAGAACTCATTTCTGATGCAATGCGAGCTGTTTTACTCATACACTTTATAAAGTCTCCGTATTGTCTTTCTTTTTCTTCAGATCTTTCATTTACTATTTCATTTGCTTTTTTAAGAATATTCATAATATGCTTTGTTTTTTGATTCATATTTATAATAGGCTATTAATTCTGATTCATCAAGTGATTTTTCGTCATATAACCTATCATAAGCAAAGGACACGCTTTTAATGTCCTTCGCTTCTTCTTTAGGTTGTAAAAAATCAATATACTTGAAATTTTTCTTTTGAATTTTATAAGCCTGAACTAAAGATATATAACTAATTTTATACCTCTTTGCTATTTCTGGCATTGACACTCCGCTCATCAATAAATTTTGTATATCTGACGAAGTCAAACCCAATGCTTTCAAGACTTTTGATTCTTTCATGGTATTTAAAAGGGTAAGTCATTTGAAGTTTCATTTACAGCAGCTCTTGATGCTTCTGCGTCTGGCTTCCAAGTATCTACACTAATACTTACATTTTTGTCATACTGGTCTGGCTCATCTTTTATATTAATATTTAGTTTGATGAATTTATTACCGTTATACTCTTGTATGTAATCAGCGATTTTAGTAGGATTAATAGTTACTTTTAACCATTTATCATTCATAACTTTACCGCTTCCGCAATATATTGTTTCTTCTTTTTTATTCATTGTTATTTATTTTTGATTTTTTAAAATTTGTAGGTTATTCCTACAGCTACAAAAAACCCTCCTGTAGCTATTGCAAATGTATTAGGATTTAAATTTAAGTTTTGTTTGTGCCAGACTATACTCGTAGTTCCAGCAGTCATTAAACTTAATCCACCTATTATTGCAAATTTTTTCATAATATTTCTTCTGTTTCTGTTTTTACTTCTACTATACTATTTGAGTATCCTTGTGGCTTACCATCCCATTCTAAAAACTTATCAGTGTAATGGTCGTAATCCATCCAGCCTTTAAATAATAAACTATCGTCTAATTTATAAACCTGTATGTTAAAAGGTGTTGCTGTTTCTATTGCTACAATATAAGCGTCAGTATCTTTGTCATATTGGTCTTGATACATTGCTAATTGCATTTTATAGTCATTGTAGTACAAGTCACGCTCAAAACGTTTACCAGCATCAAAAGTGGTTTTAATATCTACTACACACTTTCTACCGTTAAACGTTGTTAGA